ATCCAAACAGCGACTGTATATCTAGACAGCACGAATTGCATCTCTAGAGAACCCTTTTATAAATATCAACTAGCTACGCCCATTAAATGCCCTACAGCGTGTAGGCTACTTATTAGCGTCATCGGCGTCAGTCTGCCTAACGTAATAATGAATATAACCGAACATAATAATAAATTGTCTTTTCAAATACTAACCTCTAGCGGAACAAGTGTTCTCATATATACGATTACTTTCCCACCTGGTATATACAGTGCGTGGTCGTTCCGCGACTACATCAACGGGCAAACTGTAGCCCCAGCAAATGCCGTGCAATGCGTATATGACGAAAAGCAGTTTAAGTTTTCTTTTGTATCGACATTTCGCTTTCAGGTATTTAATAACGAAAGTAAACCTACAACATGCGGTGCTTTAATCGGCGCAGCGAAAGATATTAACAACGAGTTTATTTATCCTATTGTATATAGCAGTAGTCCAGCGTATACCGTCTACATGCCCTCAACGGTTAATTTTATTCCAACACCTTATGTCTTCGTCAAAATCAACGGTATAAGTTTAAGCAATATTAATTCACGTGGTGATATTAACGATACACTATTGCGTTTTCCAGTCAATTGCGAATATGGTCAAATGATACAATACCGCCCAACAGAAACAAACAGGTATCTAGTAAATAAGAACAACATTAATGAGTTCAATCTCCGTTTAGAAGATATTCATAATAATCCTTTAGCAATACCGCCAGGGGTAGAACTTCAAGTAATCCTTAAGGTAGAATTCATTTTCCCTCCAGAGCAACTATCATATGAGGTCGGTACTATATCGCACTTCTTTAAGGAGAACCCAATAACAGAAGCAGAGCCAGATGACGACGACGACGAAGTGGAAGGTTTATAATTTAATTTCTAACCCATATATATAATGCAGAAACTAGGCATGAAGACTCTACACGGAGCGGCAAAATTCGGTCAGAAAGCATCCCACAACGTAGCCAAGTTCGGTTCTAAAGCCATCGTCCCAGCAGCTACTCTAGCAGCGGTCGCCGCGCCTGAAGCCGCCATCCCTTTAGAGATTGGCGCTATGGTCGGAAAGCCCGTCCTAAAATCTATCCAGAAAAGCACCCGTTAAAATCTTATAAGGATATTGACTATTTAGCGATGAATATTTTTCAATACTATAGGAGAACTCTCTAAACATTAATTTAGCAAGTTCATATTTTTTTATCTCAAGGTAGTATATAATGGCTGAAGTGTTTAGCGAATCCCTTGCTTACGGCTCAATGAAGAAGCGCGCCGTTTCGGCTCGTTCTTTCCGCGTGAAAATCCCTTCGTCTAACTCGACTTCTTTTGTCCCCGAGCAGACAATCCAGATTGACCTCCCAGGAAACCTACAGGGACAGTATTACAACTTTAACCAGATGTATCTTAAGATGACCGTTACCAGCACTGCCGCATACACCCTTGACCGCGCGGGCGCTCTCGGTTTCATCCGCCGCCTCCAGATTAGCACCGCTGGCGCTCAGCTCTGCGACATCAACAACTACAATGTTCTAGCAACCGCTATGATGGATACTGATGCCTCCGCAGAATACAAGGCGGGCTATGGTAACGTCCTTCTAGGCACAATCGGCGATGCTCTAACTGGCGCTCAAATCGGCGTGGGTGCTACCACTTTCTGCCTACCTATCGTGATTAACTGCCTTGCCCAAACCACGCCACATCGCATGATTCCTTCTTTTAGTCTTTCCGCTATTCAGATGCGACTAACCCTTGACAGTGAGGTCAACGCCGTAAAAGCTGCTGGAGCTCCTGGTCTTTCCTTCACTGATGTCGAGATGGTCTGCATGATGACCGAGCTAAGCCCTGGCGCACAGTCTCAGATCGACGCAGCGACTGGCGGCAAATACAACATCCTCGCTCAGTCATACATGCAGAGCGGCGCAACCCTAGCGGCAGGCGTTGGCTCTCTAACAGCCAACCTTGGTTTCTCTGTGTCATCCCTTGAGCGCATTATCGCAGTTCATCGCCCAGTTGATAGCGTGAACGTGCAGGATAGATACTCTCTAGGAAACCGAGGGACAGCTGGTCTTGCTGAGTTCAACTACTTGATCAATAGCGAGTCCTATCCTGCGAGAAGTATCCTCGTAAATTCTCGTGGAGCGGAGTCATGCGCCGAGCTCTTGGTGGCCGATCATTCGCTGGTTAACTTTAACAAAGGCTCAGGATTTAACAACGGCTTCGCTGGTGTCCTAAACCAGGGATACGGACAGACATCAATCTCTGGTGTCGACCCTTCCGCCGCCAAAGCCGCCGCTTTCATGCTTGTTGGCGCAACTGGCTCAGGCACATCCGCTGGTTCTGCCGCCCCTGCTGTCGCCGCTGGAGTTATTCTAGGCACCGCTACTGGCTCAAACGTTGGAACATTCCTCGCCTCCACCGAGTTCGAGAGTGGTCTATCTGACGGCAAGAGCGCCACCATCTACTCGGGCATTAGCACCATCGCTTCTACCGTCCAATGGCGCGGAGTGTATGGCGCACATGCTGCCGCCTTCGATGTGGACTTCTTCGCTCAGTTCACGGTATTGCTCTCGCTTGATATGCGCGGCTCTGGCGTGTGGAGCGTCTCAGTATGAAGCGGTTATGCTCTCATTTTTATTTTTTATATTTTTACATTAAAATATAAAATTGAATCGTGAAACACGCTTAAAGCGAAGAAGGCAATATACATAAGATGGTAGTAGATTATCAGCAAGGCAAGATTTATAAAGTGGCTTCTCATTTAGGAGATTTAATTTATATCGGTTCAACTTGTCAGAAATTAAACGAAAGATTTAATAAACATCGTTCTGGATTTAAGGGAAATATCCTGAACACTGTTAATATTGTATTTAGTGCTTATGGCGTGGAAAATTGTAAAATAGAATTGATGGAAACCTGTCCGTGTAATAGTAAAAAAGAACTTGCTACATACGAAGGCAAACATCAACGAGAAAATAAATGCGTTAATAAGGCAATTGCCGACAGAGATAGAAAAGAATATCAGCACGATACCAAAGAAAAATGGATACAATATCGTGTTGATAATAAGGAGCATATCAAGGAAGTTAAGGCGGCAGCCTACCAGAAAAATAAAGAACATATCAAGCAAAAGGCAAAGGAACATTACAAAGCCAACAGAGAGAAAAAACTCGAATACCAAAAGCAATACCAAATTGATAACGCCGAGAAGGTTAAGAAATATAAACACGAGCATCATAAAAAAACTAAACTAAACCTTATTACTTAATCTAGTTTCTCTAGAGTATCTTTAGCGTCCTCAATAGAATCAAGAATCTTGTTTTCTTCTTTAGCAGCCTCCGACATATACCAATACTCCTCAGGCGTAAAGCCTGGAAACCTCTCGGCATACCATTCAGCATTATATATCTCATGTAGGTCATACTCGCTACCTAGAGGCTCTGGCTCAATTTCTCCGTTATCATCTACTTTAGCTAAATCCTTAAACATACCCATTAGTGCTTCTTCGGTTAAATCAACAAATACTGGTTTATCACATTCCTTAATTTCGCTAATGAGTTTAATTTCATCGCCAACGACAAACCGTTTATTTTTCATAACATCAACTTCAACGAGTTCAGCCATTATATATTATAGACGAGAAAATAAAATATTGTTCTATAATATAATGACCGAGTATAGCGATGCTGAATCTGTTTCCTCAAGTGAGAGTGAGAGTGAATCCGATTGCGAACAGATTGAGGCAGTCCTTAAAAAAGTTCCTAAACAGGAGGCTCCGCCCGTCAAGGCTAAACGAGTATACAACAGAAAAAAACCATTAGATGATAAAAGCAAAAACGTAATTGTCGATAAACTTGCTAAAGCACGTCTAGCAAAATCGGTTAAAGCAACTGCAAAAAAACAGGCAGAAGCACAGGAGAAGGCGGAACTAGCAGAACTTAAGAAACTCAAGAGCGAAGGCAAACTAAAAGTTAAAAAATCAAAGCCAGCCGAGATAAGTATTCCACAAAAAAAGCGCGAGAAAAATGTAATAGTAAAAGAGATTCACCATTATCATGACGCAAAGCCTGTAGCAACAGAGCCTAAACCTAAACCCCCAGCACCTCCTAAACCTCCTAAACCTCCTAAACCTCCCGCCATGGTCTTCGCATAATTATATATCAACATATAGTATATGAGTTGGACTGACGACATCGAGGGACTCCTTGAGAACGTTAGGCAGAATTGCGTTCACATGACGAAGTATCATAAGATGAGATACTTTAGGTTTAAATCAATCGGACAATACTTCAAATTGCCGACCATAGCAATCTCATCAATGGCATCTGTGACGCCCTTCTTATTGACTGCTTA